TTCATATCCGACTATATATACTAACATTTAGTTACATACTTCTAATAATGTGCTTCGCACTCTATGTAGCAAAAAAAAATCGCCTAACCAATGAGACCCCTACAAAAAACAAGGCACACGCACAGGTTGTATGGCTAGTGTAAAAAAAACCGACCACGTGTGGCACGTGGTCGGTGGTGTGTGGTGTGGTGGTGGTGTGGTATAGGCTCTAATTATTTTTATGTCTGTTAAAAGATTTGTTTAACTGTTCCTGTCTAAACATTTTTTTATCTTGCTCACGTTCCATAGTTATTGAAACAATGAAACCAATGAAACCCAAAGCAAGGAAACCAAAGCCAGTATATAAAAGTATATTATACATTATAATGAATTGTTTTTAATTGGTTTAAAAAATACAATCTTTTTAATTCCTATACCATTTTTGTAAGGGATTACTTTGTAGGGGATAGGGCTTTCTAACCCTACCTTGATACAGTCTTTAATGTATTGTTTCCAGTTCATGATAAATCCTTTAAGATTAAATTGTTTAATTTATTACAGTTAAAAGCCAGTATTTTTTCGCCGTTTTTAAATGTTTCAATCTCTGGCTCTGGTTCGTGGTCGGTTTTATCAACTGTAATAACTCTTATTGGATTAAAAACATATTCTAATTCTTTATGACTGTAACCGTTACTGTCTATGTTCAACCGTCTATTAAAATTATTAACAGCTTGTTTTATATTTTCTGTTTCAGTCCAAATTAATTTACTTTTTGTAAAAGTATAAAGACTGTATTTTTTTAGTTTTATTTCTTTAGACATTATTTACCGTCCTTATTATTTAAATCATTTAATAAAACTTTGTCATATGCTTTTAATCTTTTTGCATATTTAGAAAATTCTATCTCGATTTGTTTTTTTCCACCCTCATTCATTTTAGAATATAATCTAACGTATGTAATAAATAAATTTTCATACGTTGGAACTATATTTATTTTGTTTGTTTCCTGTGCAATTGTTTTATCCATTTTTATACATCCTATTTATTAAGTTAATATAATGGATATATTATTCATTTTTTTAGTTATGTCAAATAAAGGTTGCTTTCTAATTATAATATTAAGCTATGCAAAAAGTGATTTTTTTGAAGATCCATTTTAAAGACCATTATGCAAAAATTACATGGCTTAAAATTTGACATAACTAAAAAAATGTTTAAAGTATCCATTATATTAACTTAACTTAAGGGATATAAAAATGAACTGTATAATATGTAATAATAAAATTAATGGCATAGGGGCAAACCCTTATCCTATTAGTTATTTTGGTGAGTGTTGTAATACTTGTGATAACAATAAAGTTATCCCTGCAAGGGTATTAGAGCAACATTATATTAGTAAATATGGTCAATCAGTTGGTAGCCATTGTATTACAAATTTAATACATTTAGGTATCAAAGCTGAACGAACTGCGGAACTATGCAAACAAGCTAACAAAGGCGGTCAATAATGGCTATTGGTTGGAAACAATACATTAAAGACTGTAATAGGGTAGGGCTAGAAAGCCCTATCCCCTACAAAGTAATCCCATATAAAAACGGCATTGGAATTAAAAAGATTGTATTTATTAAACCAATTAAAAACAATTCTTTATAATGTATAATATACTTTTATATAGTGGCTTTGGTTTCCTTGCTTTGGGTTTCATCTTGTTCCTTGTTTCAATACACTTTGAACGACAGCAAGATATTAAAATGTTTAAGCAAGATCAATTAACAAAATCATTTAATAGACATAAAAATAATTAGAGCATAGACCATAGGGTATAGACCCTTGACACCCTTGACCGTGATGCATGGTCGAGGGTTTTTTTTACACTAGCCATACAACCTGTGCGTGTGCCTTGTTTTTTGTAGGGGTCTCATTGGTCGCTTGATTTTTTTTTGCTACATAGAGTGCGAAGCACATTATTAGAAGTATGTAACTAAATGTTAGTATATATAGTCGGATATGAATGGTTTCAGAGCCTAAATTCATTATTGCTTTATAAAACAATAAGGAATACAACAATAACTGTTACCAACATTCAATAAAAAATTTTATAAAAAAAATTTTTCAAAATGCAAATAGATTTAGATAAAATAAAGAAGCTACCCCCTGACGTACGTAAAGATTTCATGAAGATGTATCTGAAGTTAGGTGAGGAGAAAAAGAAAAAACTTGCCCAAAAAGATTTCTTAAGCTTCGTTAAACAGATATGGCCTGAATTCATTGAAGGCGAGCATCATAAAGTTATTGCAGATAAATTCAACAAGCTAGCGTCAGGCGAGATCAAGCGATTGATTGTCAATATGCCACCCAGACATACGAAATCAGAATTTGCGTCTACGCTATTACCTGCTTGGATGATCGGGAACACACCTAAACTAAAAATTATCCAAACAACTCACACAGGAGAACTTGCTGTAAGATTCGGACGTAAAGCGAAAACACTAATTGATTCCCCTGAATATCAAGACATTTTTAAAACTAGACTACGAGAAGATAGTCAGGCTGCAGGAAGATGGGAAACCGCTCAAGGTGGAGAATACTTTGCTGCTGGTGTTGGCGGCGCTATAACAGGCCGTGGTGCGGATCTCTTGATTATAGATGATCCACACTCGGAACAAGACGCAATGAACATGTCAGCTCTCGAGAGGGCTTATGAATGGTATACATCAGGTCCACGTCAAAGGTTGCAACCTGGTGGAAAAATTGTTTGCGTAATGACGAGATGGAATACTAAAGACTTAACTGGAGTCTTATTAAAGAATCAAAGCGAACCTAAATCAGATCAGTGGGACTTGGTTGAGTTTCCAGCAATCATGCCATCAGGTGATCCTGTTTGGCCAGGCTATTGGAAACTAGAAGAATTAGAATCGGTTAAGGCATCACTATCCGTTGGTAAGTGGAATGCCCAGTGGATGCAGAACCCAACATCTGAAGAAGGTGCAATTATTAAACGTGAGTGGTGGCAACATTGGGACAAAGACGAACTGCCTGCTTTGGATCATGTCATACAATCATACGATACCGCCTTCATGAAAAAAGAAACTGCCGATTACTCTGCAATCACTACTTGGGGTATCTTTCGTGAGAATGAAGATAGTGCTCCACAAATGATTCTACTCGATGCCATGAAGGAAAGATTAGAGTTTCCTGAACTACGAAGAGTGGCTAAAGAACAATATGATTACTGGCAACCTGAAACAGTTCTAGTTGAGGCGAAAGCATCTGGATTGCCCTTGACTTACGAACTACGGAACATGGGTATACCTGTTGTCAACTACACACCATCACGTGGAAACGATAAACATACCAGAGTGAATTCTGTTGCACCTTTGTTTGAATCTGGTAAGATATGGGCACCTACGGATAAACAGTTTGCTCAAGAGGTAATGGAAGAGTGCGCTGCGTTTCCCTATGGTGATCATGATGACTTGGTTGATAGTATGACTCAAGCTGTTATGAGATTTAGGCAGGGAGGATTAATTGGGCACCCAGAAGATTATAAGGATGAACCGACTCCTAATAGAAAATTTAAGTATTACTGGTAAACTATGACATTAGGAAAAAAATCAGGACCACCACCTAAAAGAGGACCCAACCCACAAGGCTTGAATATTAAGAATAATACTGTTAAGACAGTGAAACTGGAGAAATTAAATGGCAGAAATAGACAAGGCTCTTCCAAACGTTGAGCAAACGGTAAACATACCAAGTCCCGATGACATTGAAGTTGCGGAACAAGAAGATTTAGAATCGCAAGGCGATGGTTCTCCTGATGTTCAAGAAAACGAAGATGGTTCGGTAGACATTAATTTTGAACCAGGATCCGTGAATCCAGGTCAAGACGAAGGTCACTTCGCGAACCTAGCAGAATTATTACCAGACGATGTATTAGATCCATTGGGTCATGAGATGTCTGAAAATTACACAGATTATAAATCATCAAGAAAAGATTGGGAACAATCTTACGTTAAAGGTTTAGATCTTTTAGGATTCAAGTACGAAGAATCAACACAACCATTCAAAGGTGCTAGTGGTGCAACCCACCCAGTTCTCGCCGAAGCCATTACTCAATTTCAATCATTAGCTTATAAAGAATTATTACCATCAGGCGGTCCTGTAAGAACACAGATGGTTGGTATACCGACAGCAGAAAAAGAAGCTCAATCTCAAAGAGTAAAAGATTACATGAATTATCAAATCATGAATGAGATGAAAGAGTACGAAGCAGAGTTTGACCAAATGTTATTTTACTTACCCCTATCAGGTTCAGCTTTTAAAAAAGTTTACTACGATGAAGTTATGGAACGAACGGTTTCAAAATTTGTACCCGCAGATGATTTAGTTGTGCCGTACACAGCAACATCATTAGATGATGCAGAATCAATTATTCACGTTGTTAAAATGTCAGAGAACGAATTAAGAAAACAACAAGTCGGTGGATTCTATAGAGACGTAGAAATTACACCAGGCTCCGAGCATGAATCTGAATCTGAAAAAAGAGAACGTGAGTTAGGTGGTGTTAGTAAAGGTCGAAGTCAAAACATGTTTACCTTATTTGAGTGTCACGTTAATTTAGATCTCGAAGGTTTTGAAGATGCTGGAGAAGACGGTGAACCTACAGGAATTAAATTACCTTACATCGTCACCATAGATGAAGCCTCAAGAGAAGTATTATCGATTAGAAGAAACTATGAAATCGGTGATAAGAAGAAAAGTAAAATAGATTATTTTGTCCACTTTAAATTTTTACCTGGTCTAGGGTTTTATGGCTTTGGTTTAATTCATATGATTGGTGGACTATCAAGAACTGCCACAGTTGCCTTAAGATCATTATTGGATGCGGGAACGTTATCTAATTTACCTGCAGGATTTAAAATGCGTGGTATCAAAATGCGTGATGAAGGACAACCCATTCAACCAGGAGAGTTTAGAGATGTTGATGCTCCAGGTGGAAATTTAAGAGATGCCTTCATGCCATTACCATTCAAAGAACCGTCACAAACTTTATTACAACTTATGGGTGTCGTGGTACAAGCAGGGCAACGATTTGCATCGATTGCCGATCTGCAAGTAGGAGACGGGAATCAGCAAGCAGCAGTGGGCACGACAGTTGCTATGCTTGAACGTGGCTCACGAACCATGTCAGCAATCCATAAAAGATTGTATGCTTCAATGAAAAGAGAATTCAATTTAATGGCAAGAGTATTTAAATTATACATGCCACCAGTTTACCCTTATGATGTTGTAGGCGGTCAAAAAGAAATTATGCAAACTGATTTCGATGATCGTGTTGACATTATTCCAGTTGCAGATCCTAACATCTTTAGTCAGACCCAAAGAATATCCCTCGCCCAAACGGAGATGCAACTGGCTGCCTCAAACCCAGCAATTCATAATCAATATGAAGTGTATAGAAATATGTATGAAGCATTAGGGGTAAAAGATATTGATCTAATATTAATTAAACCAGAAGCACCGATGCCAAAAGATCCTGCACTAGAACACATAGATGCATTGGCTGCAAAAAATTTCCAAGCATTTCCTGGTCAAGATCATAGAGCACATATCACGGCTCACTTAAACTTCATGGGAACGAACATGGTCAGAAATTCACCACCTATATCTGCTGCTATACAAAAAAATTGTCTAGAGCATATTAGTTTAATGGGTCAAGAACAGATTGAATTAGAGTTTAGAGATGAGTTAATGCAGCTACAACAAATGATGCAGATGATGCAGAACCCACAAGCAATGCAACAGAACCCTAATTTACAAAACCAAGTTCAAATGATGCAACAAAAAATAGAAGCTAGAAAAGCTGTGTTGATTGCAGAGATGATGGAAGAGTTTATGAAGGAAGAACAAGAAGTTACAGGTGATTTCGGTAACGATCCTATTGCAAAACTAAAAGCAAGAGAGTTAGATCTAAAAGCTAGTGATAATTCTAGAAAAGTAAAAGAAGGTGAAGAGAAAATGAATCTAGATAAGATGAAAGCTATGATGAACCAAGGCAACGTTGATGAGAAACTAGATCAAAACGAAGAATTGGCACATTTACGTGCAGATACATCTATTGAGAAAATTATATTAAACAATGCACTAAAACAGGAAAAGTAAATGATCAATAAAAAAGAAAAAAAGACTTTAACGAAACATAAAATACACCATACGGCAAAACATATGGCGCAAATGAAAAAAGATATGAAAAAAGGTGTGAACTTTAAAAAATCACACATCAAAGCTATGAAAAAGGTAGGTGCGTAATGTGGTTTGGTGCACTTAAACTAGCGTTGAACGCTGGAACGCATATTTACAAGAAGAAAAAAGAAACTCAAATGCTAATGGCTGATGCACAAGCACAACATGCATCTAAAATGGCAAAAGGTGAGTTAGAATTCAGTGGTAAACTACTTGAAGCTAGACAAAACGATTATAAAGATGAAGTAGTTCTTGCAATACTAACATTACCCATTTTGGTACTCGCATATGGGGTCTGGTCGGACGATCCACAAGCTATGGAGAAGATAAAGGTGTTCTTCGAGCATTTTCAAGCTTTACCTAAATGGTTTACTAATTTATGGGTACTT